CTGTATTTGTTGTATAACCAAAACTTTCTATTTTGTCTTGTATAGCAGCAGAAGTCATTAGTGAAGTATCATTATCTGCAAAAGATTCTGATGATGTTTGAAGTGCTGCATCATTGAAATTGCTTACTGAAATGTTGTTTGCAGTCGCCAAACTTCCTAATCCTAAGTTTGATCTTGCAGTTGTAGTATTAGTCAAATCAGATAAGTTAGATGCTTTTACTAATTTTTCCCCTAATGATGTAGCAGTTGTAGTAGCAAAGTTTGCATCATCTCCCAATGCTGCTGCTAATTCATCTAAGGTATCCAAAGCAGTTGGTGCAGAACTTACTAATGATGATACTTCTGCATCTACATAGGCTTTGATTGATTGTTGTGTTGCAAGTTTGGAATCACTATTAGATGACATATCATCTTCATCTAAAATAGCAGTACCACTTACACTTGTATTGATTATTGGGCTGGTAAGTGTTTTGTTTGTAAGAGTTTGTGATCCAGTAAGAGTTACTTCACCAGTTGCATTCAAATCTATATTATTGTTTGCATCATCATAAGTTACACTTACATTGGTCAATGAGTTGCCAGTAGTAAACATTGTACCTACTGTGTCTTGAATAAATTCTGTTAAAGTTTTAGCCCCAATAAATAATTCAGTAGATACTTTTACTTTATCACTTGCAATCAATAAGTCTGCAGCAGTTCCATCTCCATCATATAATGTACGAAGTGTACCATCTATACCACCAGTTTCTCCAGTATGAATTAACTGAACATAGCCCTGATTTACAGGTGTATTTCCTATATTGGTATTACTACTCATGAATCAATATTATCTCCAAGTTCCTCTCTTAGTTTTTTATCAGACAAATGTCCTAACTTTAAAAGAGTGGGTTTACTGATCAATCTTGTAAGTTCACCTTCTTCACTACATTCGTGAATGTCTTTATTGCATTTTTTAAGTTTTGGCTCATCAAAACCTTGTAATGTTTCAAATGTTGCACCACAAGTGCATTTATATTCGTATATTGGCATGTATATCCCCTTCAAATTAGTTTCTAAT